GATTATGTCTAATCATACCATACGAAAAGGGGTTTGTCAATCAAAATCGACTCGGAATCCAAGAAAAATTCACATCATCTAGCCAACGCCATTCACCTGTTTTCAGTGATTTTATGGGGGGCAATGCGGGTTTGGGGTCCATACCTAGAACGCCGGGGGGAAGTTCTAGAACTTCCCACTTGTCTCCGTGTTCCCGAATACGATTCTTACCCTTGTTGGTGATGCCCTTGAGGGTGAGGATCATTATGCCCGACCTCGACCATTCATATTCGGCATCTTTAACCCAGCTTTCTTGAAAGCTTCAGAGATACGCTTCTCAGGGTCTTTACCATCCTTCCAGACTTCCAACTCGGAAATGTCAATCCCTGCTTCTCTCATGATCCGCTTCTTGATCATCAGGTCACGAAATATCCAGTTGCAATTCATCATAACGTCTTCCTTTTCTCAGTGTATAACTAACTATACCACACGAAAAGGGGTTTGTCAACAACTTTTTTCGATTATCGACGCCTTTTTTGCATTTCCCTTGCAATCCAAGACTTTGCACGTCCATTCGAAACCTTGTTACGAAGAAGACCCTGCACACGTTTCCAGACCTTACCAAATACGTCCTCACCAGCATCGTTGTTATCCACAATGATCATACCTGACCCAAAGTGGTTGTTGAACTTACCGATGTTGGACTGAACGTCCTTCCAAGACTGAACGACGATGGATTCTGGAACACTTCTAGCACGTTGTGCATTGCGTTCAAGTGCAGTGTCCAGTGAGGTGTTTACGAAAATCATATAGGTGTCGTAACCTAGTTCTCGTAACTGTTGAGACTGACGAGCAATCTTATCATAATCCCGGCCGGTCCCATCTATGATAAGTCCAAGGCGACCTTCAAGATAGTTTGCCTGACGAGCCTTGGTGATTTGTTTTGCACGGTCACGAACAACGTCTCTCTCCTGCTCTTCCTCTGGAGGCATCTTAAGAGATAGACCAGCATCCTTCAACAGTTTCTCGAAAGCATCGTCTGAGTTGACAATCTTGAGTCCTGTTCCCCCAGTGGTGCGCCTGACAACGTATGACTTACCGCTGCCAGGCCCACCTGCTAGGAAAAATGCTTTAAATATGTTGGGGTCGTAAACCCCTTCCTGTAGTTCGTGAAAACTCTTCATTTTGCATCTGCCCTTTTCTATATCCTGACATTTCTATGATGTATTTATCATTCTCTGAAAGTGGTTCCAATTCCATTTTACGTTCCTGCCTCTGAAAGTTCAATTTCTTAATGCGATTCTTGGTCTTAGCCATTTTATCTTCCTTTCGCTGTTTGTATTGGGATATAGATTTTTTTGAGATGGGCGTCTCCTTTCTTAGTATAGGGTGTTGATGATTTCTTGATCACCCTCTTGAATAGGTTCTGGATTGGTGCTTGTGGGTAGTTCTCTGTTGAGAGAATCCTTCACTCCTTCAATAATCATTCTATGGTGAGAATTTGTATTATCGAAGTCATGACGAATTTTTGTCACAAGAAACTTACCATTGTATATTCTATCAAACTTTTCGTTCTCTGTTGTTTTTGTTGATGCGGTATATGGAAGATTGATATCTACTACATCACCAGCCTGAATATTAGTGCTTCCGTTCACAGTGATTTGTACAGTGAATCCAGTTTTAATTTGTTGCAACTGAGCATTTCTTCTCTGTATCCATTTCTCTGGAGAATTTGAAGAGAATGGATTTTGGTTGAATTCATCAACAACAGTATTGCTCGATCCAAACCCACTTGTTGGTTGCACAAATGTTCTCGCGGGAAATGAAGAGATATTCTTTTTATCTTCTGTAATATAAACACTACTCACAATTGGAAAATCATCCTTATTGTCACCTTGGTATCGGCTGTTCGTTTTTTCAATATGCATTTCATCTTTAAAATTTGTCATATAGTTATATGTATGTTTTTGATAATTTTTAGAGATGATGTCATGAACATATAATGTAGACGCATATGTACCAGACCTATTTGAAAGAATAGGATCATGAGCATTCACTATATTGAAACCCAACAGTGCAGAGAAATCTGCTTCGATATCAATCGCACCCTTTTTATTTCTTGTTCCTGCTTTAATTTCATAAAACTCTTGTTTGCTCTTTTGTGCATAAAGACTTGCAAGTGATCTAAAATGAAATCCTCTATATGTCTCAAAACACAAGTAGCAGGGATCATTGTGTTGTTTAGATATGGCCAGATTGGACATGTCTTGAATTAATTCAAAAGGTCTTTTATTTGGGGATATGATTTTTCTGTTATCTGCACTTGGTTCAAGATACAATCTTTTCTTGGTGCCAAGATGGTCTTGAAACACTTTCTTGACAATATCTGTGGAACTACCAGTGAGGGTGCGGTTAACTCTCACTCTCTCATTGACTAACGCCTCTCTGGATGAGAAGGAAATACCATATGCCTGAACACCATTACCCATATCTTGACGAGCAATGATTTTATTGACAAAAAGTGCGTTTTCTGTAAAATCTATAATTCTACTTTTATCCGTGTCAGACGCAGTTGCAATTTTTAATTTTAGATACTCTTGTCCAATCAATGGAAACATTGATGACAGGTTGACCGAATCGGCAACCATCATCATTCCAGACAACGTACTTTTAGCGATGTCTTCGAACAAGGTCAAATTCACAATTGCATAGTCAATATCAACTGTCTGTCCAGATGATGAAATGAGTTGTGAATACTGTATCTCAAACTGTCCTGCCTGGTAAATCTCAGACACTAAACTACACTCCTATTGATCAAATCATTAAACTGGTCTACAAATTCACTAAGGTATGAAGGGTCCAGTAGTCTTATTCTTCGCAAACTGTCTTGCTGTTCCTGTTCGAATTCTAGATTTGTAATTGGAGTTGCAGATGGGTAATCTGTATTGTCTGTCCCAATGTCAATTTTTATAGTGGTATCACCAGATGTTTGGAAAATTTCATAATGGTGAATTCCATCCACATTCGAATACTTATTTTTAACGTGTGCGAGAAACTGGCGTCTGCTCATAGGCCATTGATGATATCGGTCAACAATGTCATTCATCAACAGAACTACCCAGTGATACTCACTGTCACCATATAACTTATGTGCGATCATTTCTGGAGTCTCGCCTTCTTTCACATCATATGTATCAAAAAATGCTCTGTTAGTTTTTGCCTTTGAACGAGCAACAATGCGTCTTAAAATATTTGTTGCTACTTTGAATTGACCATTACCAACAGCATCGTATGGAATAACTGGAAAAGAATTGAAGTACATGATTAGTAACCCTCCTCAACTCTATTGCGATACATGAGTTCGATTTCAGTAAATCTGAGTGTCATCGTTGTTCTTTGTGGTGGTGGTGAACCAGAGGCATCAGGTTCATATGCAGTATACCTGTCGCCGCCATACTGAACGTCCACGCCAGTTAAGTATGATGTTCCAATTTTGTTTATATGTGAATTCTCTTTATCTCTATACATATATTGAATATCAAACACATCTGGAATAGACTGTTCTCTAAGATTCTTTGCACCTGCGATTTGACTTTCCCCATATTCTGGAGACATGTGGACTTTAAATAACTTAACAATCTCTCTAATTTTTTGAGACTCGGATGCACTTTTTGGAATCATGATAAAGGTGAATTCAAACGACCTTCTACCAATCCCCTCAAACATCACTTCCATTCTTGGTGTGATTATCTTACCCCTCTCAAGAGCAACCAACTGAGAAAGGCCGGGTGTGAGGGCATTTGCTGCTCCAATGACTGCTTGTATTCCACCATCTATCGCAGCATCAACACCTTTTGTTAATACGTCACCAGCTAGGGATTTGGCAGCGCCAAGCTGTCCGCCATATAATTTTTCTGCAATTGCAACTGCACCTGTTCCAGCTCCCACTAATGCCTCTGCCCTTCTAGTAATTTCTGTCTCTGCATAGTTTGCATTATATGAAACACTAACCTGTGGGGGCATATAGAGTGCTATTGACTGCACTATTCTAGTTGACGCTCTCCTAGACATTGTAATACTAGAGTTTGATCCTCTTTGTCTCTGGATTTTTTCTTGTTGTACTGCTTCGATAGATTCTTTTGTTGCTCCTTGAATGTTATCAACTATATCATCTACGTCTAGACTTGGTTGTGGTGGATTTGGTTTTACCTTGCCTGGCTCGTTTGTTCTGATACCAAATAGAATGTAATGTCCCTGCATTGGATCAATAGCAACGTCATCTGGATAAGATATGATGGGTGATTGTCTAGATTGTGGTGCTAGTCCACCAACTGCATTTTGTGGATTTGCGCCCTTTAGTCCAGCGGCGATCCCACCAACCACTGAGTTTACCGCACTCCTTGCCATACTGGTTGCTGCAGCCTGTGCAACGTTTACAAATGCGTCTTTAAGTGCCATGTCTAAATATCCTTATACACTTTGAATTATTTATAACGAATGGCATACAAAGGTCGATATACACCAGTGAACCCTAAAAAGTATAAGGGTGATCCACGCAACATAGTCTACCGCTCCTTATGGGAAAGAAAGTTCATGGTGTACTGTGATAACAGTACGAACATTCTAGAATGGGGGAGTGAAGAAATCATTATACCCTATTTATCCCCTTGGGACGGACGTATTCACCGATATTTTCCAGATTTCTACATCAAGGTCAAACAGCACGATGGCAGTGTCAAGAAGATGATCATTGAGATCAAGCCCAAGGTGCAGTGCAAACCACCAAAACAACCCAAGAGAAAGACCCAAAGATATCTAAACGAGGTCAAAACATGGGGTGTCAACTCTGCAAAGTGGAAATATGCAAATGAGTGGTGTTTGGATAGAGGTCTGGAATTCAAGATTTTGACTGAAGACGAATTAGGTATCTCGTATAAATAATACTATGGCAGAGAGCAAATACATTCAGTCTGTAAAACAGGCAGCAGGAGAACGTCCACGTTCCACAGAGTGGTACAAGGACAAGATCAAGGAGTTTGGTACACCAGGCGCACTAGACTTGATTCGTGACGGTAAGCAGGCAACACGCCCATTCTTTGGACGATTGAACATGTTTATCTATGACCCAAAGTTCAAGAAGACACTTCCATACTATGACACTTTTCCCCTCGTTCTTCCCATCGAAAACTATCCAGATGGATTTCTAGGTATCAATCTACACTACCTACCAATCCCCCTTAGAATTCGACTGTTGGACAGACTTGTAGACTTCTCAAACAACACAAAATTCGATGAGTCAACCACACTTGATGTTGACTATTCGGCACTAAAGAATGTACGGTTAGTTCGTCCTACCATTCACAAGTATCTTGCGGGACAGGTTAAGTCACGGTTTCGTAGAATTGATGCAGACGAGTTTACGATTGCGACACTACTACCAGTGCAGAGGTTCAAGAAGGCATCTGCATCAGAGGTATGGAAAGAATCTAGGAGCATGATCTAATGGCCATTCTACCAAACTTTCTAGAGGGAACTGCAATCGGTGTTCTCAATGATGTGCTATCTGCATTTCATTCTAATGAAGGATATGCACAACCAAACCGATATGAGGTAAATCTGTTTCCACCATCAACTGGTAAGACAGGAGCATCATCGTCATTGATGAACATGTCCGCATCTCTCATGGGTGATCCACAAGGTGGTGGTAATGGTAGAGACGTTGGACTGAGATGTGAATCAGTAACCCTACCCGGCATCAATCTTGCAACGGCAACAGACTCAAATATCTATGGTCCAACAAGAGATATTGTAGAAGGTGTGACATATGCAGAAGAGGTCGCAATGACATTTTCAGCAAGTACTGACTTACAAGAAAGAGTATTCTTTGAGACATGGCAGAAGCAGGCATATAACCCAGATACATGGAACGTTGGTTATTATAAAGATTACGTTGGGACAGTAGAAATTTACCTTCTCGACAAACAAAACCAAAGAAAATATGGACTAAAATTGTGGGATGCATTTCCAAAGAGTATTAACGGAAGTGATTTGAGTTATGGCTCATTTAACGAGAACCTAAAAACTACAGTGAACATGTCATTTAGATATTGGACACCACTAGACACAAATGGTCAAGGACCAAATATTCTAAACAACATTATTGACACCGTTGCAAATGGTGTTTCAAGACAGATACTAAGCAATATACCGAAAGTGCTTCGGAGACTATAAAGGATGAAATATTATGGCATTACCCAAACTAAAAATTCCAGAGTATGAACTGATTGTACCATCAACACAGGAGAAGATCAAGTATAGACCATTTCTTGTAAAGGAAGAAAAAATTCTGTTGATGGCAATGGAGAGTGATGAACCAAACAGTGTGAGTAATGCGCTATCGACAATTGTTACAGAGTGTACGTTTGGTTCCGTTGATGGTTCCACCGCACCAGTGTTTGATGCAGAGTATATCTTTCTACAGGTGCGATCAAAATCTGTTGGTGAAACTGCAACGTTAAGTGTTGTTTGCCCTGATGATGGAAAGACCAGAGTTGATGTGACGATTGATTATAGTGAAGTTGGTGTTCAGATGAGCGTTGACCACACCAATGAAATTCAACTGACTGATGACATTAAGATGTTTATGAGGTATCCAACACTTAGAAGTCTGAGTGGTTACGATGAAGAGAACGAGACTGAGAGTACACTGAAGATGATGCAGACTTGTGTTGATGAAATTCATTTTGGTGATGATGTTTATAAAAGGGTTGATATGTCAGATAAAGAACTTTCTGAATTCTTTGACGACATGACGACAGAAATGTTTGGTAAGGTACAAGATTTTTTTACGACTATGCCAAAGTTGCGTCATATTTTGGATATCAAAAATCCAAAGACGAAGAAGAAGAGTGAGTATATGCTGGAGGGACTGGCAGATTTTTTTATCTGAGTATGTCATACATGTCTGTTAAAAATTATTACAAAACAAATTGGAGTATGATGTACCACCACAAGTTTAGTTTGAGTGAAATAGAAGATATGATGCCTTTTGAGAGAGATATTTACGTTGGTCTTACAGTCAATCATCTTCAAGAAGAAGCTGAGAGATTAGAACAAGAGAGTAATAGAAGGAAGTAAAATGGCACAAGACGATTTAGAATTTATTAGAGCAGTTAGAGCACTAGATGAAGCATCTAAAAGATTAAATGCGGGTGCTGACAAATTGTTTGATGGTCAAAAACTGACTGATAAGGTCTTTGATAAATTTGGTCTTGGTCAAGCAAGAGATTTCCAGAAGAAGGCAAGTGAGTTTCTTAATCAGAGAAAACTTAGAAGAGAACAAGAACGTGAAGTTCGTCAAAGATTGGGTGGTAAAGACCCAATCAGTAAGGCAACATTCAAACAACTCAAAAAAGAAGCAGAACTCACAAAGAAGAAAGAGGCAGTTGATGCTGCATTCAAGAGTTTTGTGGAAACTAATCTAGGACTGAACGAGCAACTTCTAGATGAGATACGTTATAGACAAAATCTTAAGGAAGACAAGGCGGGTAATCTTAGGGGTGAAAAGGGAAGGTTTGTATCTACACCAGAGAATTTTCTTAAGAAAACAGTAGATGAGTCAGCGTTCAACAGACAATTTGTTGATAAGATGGGTTTTGCAAAACAAAACATAGATGCTAAAAGTCCCGGCGACAAGAACCGTGCTGCTGAAGAAGAGCGAAGAAGTGACCAACAAGCATTTGAAATGGAAAAGACTGAGAGTACCAATGAGATTCTCAGAGATATCCTTGCAGCATTAACTGATAATTCACCACTCAAAAAAGACAAGAAAAACAACAGTGGTCTTCTTGCGGGATTAGGTGCGGGTGCAGGATTGGCAAACTTACTTAAAAGTCTTGGTAAACTAGGTAAATTTCTCCTCTTAGGTAGTCCCCTGTTGCTAGGATTAGGTGCTCTCACATACGGACTCTCTGAACTAAGTGACATGGCAGACAAGGTTACTAAAGAGGTTGTTAATAATACAAAAAAACAAACAAATGCAATTGAGGAGGCAAAGACCGCAAAGCAAGCACAGGAAGCAATAGTAGGGAAAGAGAATCGAAAACTTGAACAAGAGCGGAAACGACAGCGTGACACGATCACAAGCAAAGCAGAAACGGAAGCTCTACTTCAATCAGGTGCAGATAGGGGGAAAGCAACACTTGAGGCAGCAGAGAAATTTGAATTCGTTAAAAATTCACAATCCTTTAACGATATAATTAAAAATACTGCAATGGTGCTTAACGCAGCAAGAGACGCATCAATCAGAGATGGTAATACCATTGAGGCAAGATACGCATCATTTGATAAAGTTCTTGCAGAGACAATTGTAAAGATTAAAGGGTCTAAGACATTTTTGGATGCAGATGAAAAGACTCAAGATTTTATGATTCAACAGGTGGTCGCACAGGCAAACAAGGCACTTGTTGGTGCAGGCAATAAAAGTGTTTTACTCTCTGGTCTAGACCCAGAAGCAATGAAGGGTCAGGCAGCAATAGAAACCAAAAGGGCAAGGGCCATGGCTGCGTTAGTGGGCGGTAGAGGTAAGTTTGCAGAAGAAGGGTTTGGGTATCTTAGTGATCAACTTGGTGGTGGTCGTAATATATTCTCAAAAAGTCAGGTAGAATCACTGGAAGCAAGAGTCGCAGAAGCAAGAAAAGATGCAGAGAAGGAAACTTGGTACGAAAGGAATATTGGTTCTAATCAAGGTGATATTGATAAGTTAAATACTCTCACACAAGAGTTGGCAAGATTGAGAGATGCAATTGCAACAGTTGGTAGTAATACAGTTGTTGCACCAAACAATAGCGTAAACACTGTTAACAATAGCAGTGCAACTGTATCCACACCAATTCATATAACTGATCCAAATACAGAGTATCAGAGATCGCATTAAAAATAAAGGGGGGAACCACATTCCCCCCTTTACTCAGTTACTCGTTTGCGAGTTTTTCAAAATAAGACATTGCATCATCGTCGTCTTCCTCTGACACAGTAGGTGCTGGTGCATCCTTAAAGAACTCTGGTGCAGGAGCAGTATCAACCTTTGGTTCTGCAACTGGTGCATCTTCCATAATATCTACTGCCTTACCAACTGTTACTGTACCGGCAAGAACTGCATCGAGCCGTGCCTTAAGTTCGTCATATGACTTAAAGGCAGAAGGTGCAGTGAAGTCAGCAAGTGAATGCTCCGTCTTCCACAGTGCCTCAATCTCCTCATCATTGTCGAACAGGGCAGATGGGTCTGCAAACTCTGACTTGTCATAGTTCCAGTATCCATCTACCTTGCGAAGCTTCAACTTGAAGTTCGCACCTTCCCAGAAGTCAAAGGGGTTGACAGGAGTTTCATCTTGGAATGCGGGCTGCATTGCCTCCATGATCTTGTCGAAGATTTTCTTACCGTAACGGTAGAGGAAAATCTTACCCTCGTTCTGAGGATTTGCAGGGTCTTCTACAACATAGATGTTGGAGTAGTACTGCAACTTACGCTTCTGCTTCCGTGCAATCTCCTTATCGGACTCAACACCTGAGTTCCAGAGTTTGGAGTTGTACTCTGACACAGGGTCATTCTGACCCACAGTGGTGAGAGAGTTCTCAATGTACCACTGACCTGTTGGACCTTGGAACGCATGGTTCCAGACCTTTGCCCAAGGCATGTCCTCACCCTCTGGTGCGGGAAGGAAACGAATGACTGCGTATCCGTTACCAGACTTATCCATGACTGGCTTCCAGAGACGTTCATCAACGTAAGACTTCTTTTCTTGAGGGGCAGACTCTTTCTGGGCAGCACCCAGCAGTGAGTCAAGACTGTTCTGTTTCTTCAATGCCGCAAGTGACATATCTTTCTCCTTATGTTAACGTATGTTTTCGTATGTTAAAGTATATTTAATTTATCACAAAGACTGTTCTTTGTCAAGTAACTTAGATTATTAAATTTGCCGTGTTGGTCTGTTAGAAAAAACTCTTCTTGACCAAAGCGGTCAACAGGATCAACCCAATAGAATTTAACATCCTTATACTCTGTAAAAACAGTTTGCATCTGGTTAATCCAGTTAACTGGATTAAATCCTTTTGCATCACTTGACAGATAATTATCTGTCCCTTTATATATGTTGTTCAACGGCTCATCATATGACGATAGGTCAAACCCCACTATATAAACTTCATTCGCACCCTCTTGACAAGCAAGGTGTAGTGCGGTATTACCAGCAGACCACCCAACAGGGTAGTCAATACTATTTATTCCATCATCCTCTTTAACGTATGTAATCCAAATGCCAACGTCCTTCTCCATCTTTGCACGAAGGTCTTTCATGTTGAGGTCTGGATTCATCTTCATTGCAACCTCAATCTTCTCCTGTAATGTAACAGGGTCTTTACCTGAGATGACACATTGCTCTGTGTGGTTGCCCACCCTTTCTGTTTTGTGAATGAAAGACTCTGGTATGTCATATCCCATGAACATCATATCTGCGATCTCGGCGGGGACAGGACTCCAGTTTGTAAAGTGAAACCTCATCGTGTCACCTGTAGTGAACTGGCCCTCTAATAAATCAGAAGTGTAAATCTCTTGTTGCATGGGGTAGTCTACTGCGACCAAATTATCCACCCACATATCACGATAGATTGCATTGCACCCCCAAGTAACTACGTCCTTATCATTTCTATCAAAAGTAGTAACATTCTCTGCCCACTTTCTAGACTCCCCGTTACCAAATACGACTGCTTTACTCATTCACAAATTCCTGTATCATGGGGAAGATGGGTGCAATTGCAACTGCACACTCTCTGGCAATCTCCATGTGTTCTTTCTGCGTTCCATGACCACTGCGAAGCTCGATGAAATGCACCCATGAACGAAGAGTACCATTCATATACATGCGTGACATGGTAAGACCCTCTGGTAGAACTGCACGAGCCTGTTCTTTTGCGATACCCTTACTGATTGCCCAGTTGTATGCAGAACGTGCGTCCTCAATCACCATCTCCTGTAGAGTGTCCCATTCCTCTTGTAGTTTGGGGTCGTCAATCTCTACACTATTCTGACGGTTCTTCTCGTCCTGTAGACGAGCTTCTCTGGTAACGAATTCCAAATCCTTAGTCGGGTCTGCATAACGCTGACTGAACTCTTGAAAAGAGAACGAGCGGTGACGCAATACCTGTCGTCCAATATCTCGTGTTGTCTCAATCTCAATACACGCACTAACCATCTCTAGAGGTGACCAGTGCTTGTGTTTAATAAGATATCTAACCAATTTCTCGGCGGTATCTCTATTCAACTGATTAGA